TATGGTAGATGCAACTGTGAAGGTTGGATTGAGGCACTTCAGTATGTGCTAGGTCGCATGGATGCACAGGGGGAAGAAGAATGATTGACACAGATGCATACGAGGACATGACTTGGGAAACCCCGTCAGATGAGTTAGCAGATGCAGTAGAGAACCTGCTCGCAGAAGTCAAGCGGTTGCGTGAAGAGTTTGATATGAGAATCGCACTAATTACAGAAGTAGATACAATGATAGGTACGAAATTGAATGTAACTCCAGATGATTGGGATGAATTAGTAAACAAGTACTACGGAGAGGATTGAAATGATTGATACAGACAAATACGAAGGACATACACCCGCACCGTGGGACAGTTTAGTGTGTGCCACTACTGGAAAGAAATGGATAATTGATGGGCCGGAAGAAACTTGGGGTCAGACTATCGCTTTGGTTGAAGGAATAGGTGAAAATGATGTGGGTTGGATTAACATGTGGCTTATGGCAGACGCACCACTTCTCCTTGAAGAAGTCAAGCGGTTGCGTGAGCAAGTCAAGGACTTAGAATACGAAGTTGAGAATTGGAAGGGTGAACTTTCTGTAAGAATGCACCCTATTGATTACGATGCTCTTGTTAATGGAGGCAAGAAAGAATGATTATCATAGGGATATGTGATGACGGCATCGCTTGCGAGCAAAGTCACCCAACTATACTCAATGAGTGGGGCTACTGCTCTTGTTGTGAGGAAGAGCGTAACTACGAGAACGAAAAATATCCACTGGAGGAGTAAGAATGAATAGGTATGATTGGGCTAACTCAGATTACGTTATGTACAAAAGAGCATTGAAAGCAGAAGTGTTAGAATATATGCGTGACAAAGATATTGGTATGAAGGAAGCATACCATTACTTTGAGAGAATAGGTCGAAGGCCATCGCTAGGGACGATGAAAGCAGTTCGTAAAGAAGTTGAAAGAAGGGGCGATACAGTTTGGAATGTAGGTGAGGAAGAATGAGCAACGAGATAAATACGTTAATTAGAGAATTAATTGATGAGATGGAATTGACGAAGGAAGAAGTGGAATATGTTAAGGGAGAAGGGATATTTGCGATGCGGTTAAACAGAATAGCGGTGACCGAAGAGCAAGCAACACAAACTTTCTCTCACGAAAGCATTTTACGTCTTACACAAATGTTTCATCTATGGATATTGAATAGAATTAATGAAAGATGGTATCCAAGTGGGTATTCAAAAGATTCTGTACCTGAAACATTCACTGTTTTCAGCACAATGGATTGGAGTGATGACCAATGAGCGTTGCAAATTATGTATGTGGTTCGTGTTTACACATTTTACCCCACGTCTACACAAGAAGAGGTAATTTAGTTTGTAAAAGATGTGGGCATGTGAAGGTGGTTAAATGATTTTAAACAAGATAACTAACGCATTAAATAATCTAAGTGTTAGAATAGGTGATGAGCCTTTTGAAGTGCCACCTATGACAGCACAAGTAATAGCCCACAGAAGAATGGCTAAACTAAACACTGAGGATATGCACTCTAAGTATGGCTATCAGCACACAGGTTGGGCTGAATTAGCAGTACCTTGTGACTTAGAGAACGTCATTGACATGATTACATATCATCTAATGTGTATGGAGTTAGCAACTAAATGGAATGTACCTGTATCTTTCATCAGTGCGTTGAAACTACACATAGGTGATGAACCTGCTAGATTTTACGTACAATGTAAGGGTATGTTACCGCTTATAATAGAGAGTAAATCAACACCTGCGCTATGCCGTGTAGCGTATGAAGGTGCTAATCACGGCCTATGGGAGATGGAGGAGTTGTACCAATTGCCTCCGCCCTTAGTAGCAATACCAAAGGAACTGATGTCAGACGTAGATGTAACAGACTACTTTGATGAACCTGACATCACCTTTGCGTAGAAAGTTTGGACTATATAAATAAATTAAGTAAACAACAATAACAAAAAAGAGGAATGAGTATGAGTGATAATATGAATGAAATAAATGATGAGATGCCAGTGTGGACAACCCACCAAATAGAGACTGCCGCTATGCAACATGCAGAGGGTGAAGGCTATGCCTTCTTAGAGAAAGGAGGAAGAACCAAAACTACGTGTGATTGGGACTTTGAGCCTTACGTACTACCTGCTGTGATGAACATAGTAGACCACCCTGAGGGTATAGAAGACGGGGGATATGTAGTAACAGATGCTTACAGAGGTGAGCCTAACCTGTTTATGATATTGAATCCTAACGTAAGAACAGAACAACAACCAGCAGGTGCAATACTTGGGGCTGTATCAAGCCGTTATGCTATTGCATCTTATACAGATGTGTTCCTACCTATGTTAGAACATGCTAACAATCAGGGATGGGATGCTAAAATCACATGTTATGATTTTGGTAAGAAAGCACGTATGGACATCAACATCAAAACAACTGTTGACAAGAACGACCCAACAAGACAGAGACAAGTAGGTGATTTATACAACTACGGAGTTACTATACACACTAGCCTAGATGGTAGTGGCTCATTCAAAATCAGTGGTGTAGCGGAAAGGCTTGCTTGTACAAATGGTATGGTGACTACAAGGTCAAAGAATCTAATGACACTTAGACACACAAAAGGCGGTGTAGGTAAGATTGATTTCAGACTACTAAGCAACGCTATTACAAGTATGCTCAAAGAAGTGGAGACTGAACTAGAACAAGTCGAACTGATGAGCGACTTTGCTATGGACAATGAAATGTTTGAGAGACTACTAGTAGCCGCTAAAGACAGAAAGATACTCACACTACCTAACGCTAAACCTGTGTTTGGTAAGGGTAGCAAAGTGATTCAAGACTACAACATAACAAGCGGATATGGATTCAGAGCCGCTATGATGGGTTGGTCACAACCTGAGGCAGACTTCGTTAAGGTTGAAGGTGAGTCTGTTGGTACAGCGTTCCATGCTTACAATGTACTTACTGGTGTACTAACACACAAACCTACATGGAGAGGCCCATCTAAACTAAGCGGTACTGGTACTGCTATCCTAGAGGGTAGTGCTTTGGCTATGGGTGCATTAGATACAAGGCTACAAGCAGTTCACTCATTGATGAGAGATGTTGTAGACGGTACAATTGACCTAGCAGACTACGTTACTCCACAAGAAGCGATGGGAATTGTGGTACAATGAGTATGCAGACCAAGATTCTCATAGAGAGATGGTCAGAGTTCAGAGATGTGGCAATCACTGAGGCGTGTATCCAATACCACAAGCACATGATAGAAGGGTGGAAAGAGACTCTTTACCAAGAGATACGCTCGTTGGAATACGATACACGGTACGAGTATGACGATGATGACGAGGAAATTGAGACATGTTCCATCCACGTTCTACGGCAACTGGAAGAGGACTCAAGAGGTGAGTGGTCTGATATTGACTACCACAACTACGTCACTAGAGAGGACTTCAGGCGAGCCATGATACGTGACTTGGATATTATGTGTAGGATTTGGAAGTTCGCTGACGACATAGAAGGTGAGGAAGAATGAACAAGAGACGAATGGTACGTCCACTATTACTCAAGCAAGAGAGAAAGGAGTTACTTCTTCAGATTGCTGAACTATCAAGACAAATTGTGTATAAAACAACATACCTTTTCAGTAGTGATAAGGCTGAACAGATTGGATGCGGATGCCTTGACATAATAGACCAAGAATACTTCAACAAACAAGCAATAGAGATAGATAAACATGCCATTGGTTTAATAGAACACTACAACTTACATGAGGAGGAATGAAAATGAGTGAAGATGGAAGAGGGCAAGAATATCTAGACGAAAACTTTTGTACACATGATAATGTTTACATTGACAACTTTGAGGTTATCAATAGTAGTGAAGATGTGCTCATTACCATACGTTGTCAAAATTGTGGAGAAACACAAGACCATACTTTGTGTATTGAGAATATGATATATGACTTAAACTTGGGGTGGGAAGAATGAGTTGTAAGCACGAAGAATGGAGCATAACAAATGCTGGCATAATAGATGTAGAAGGAGGTTACGTTACGGGTGTCCTCGCAGAAATTAGAGGTGGGGAACAAGTGAAAAAAGCAAAAGCCGTTATACAAATCAAATGTGACAGTTGTGGTAGAGAAAACTATGGTCGAGTAAAATGGACTAAGATACTAAAACTACTAAGAGATGAGTTTGAGCATTCTGGTGGCCTAGAGATAGATGAGGACGGGTGGGAAGAATGAGTAGAGAGATAGGCAGGTGTGACGCTTGCTTTAAGTACGGAAGGTTGTGGAAAACAATAGATACAGATGACGGGATGCGTACTCTGTGCAAAAAATGTGTAGGTGAATAAAATGAATGAACAAGACAAACAATTGGTAGAATGGCTAAAACAACATACAGCAGACGTGAGCGTAGGAGGCATGTGGATGCCTGAGGGCAGTGGCCTTACCTACATCAAAGAAGATGAGAAAACATGGCGTTTAACACACATGATTGATGATGAATCAGTAGAGAGTAATCACACACGAATGAAAACTTTGTTGTGGGATATTGGGATTACTATGATAGACGATGAGGCAATCATGCGTCCAGCACCTACTAGTGTGCATGAAGCACACGCTCAAGAATTGCACATGAAGCGTGAGATGGCACAACAATGGGCTGATACAGACGGTACACGTTTAGTTGATATGGATTTAGAGAACACATGGCCTGAGTACATCGAAGACAAAGAGATACTCTTGGACAATGGTGAGACAACTACGTTACAGATATGGGCATACAGACCGCTTAATCCTAATACGGGTGAGCATTTGAGTATAGACCCTGACGATTACCATTTACTTATGGGTGACGAATACTTCATGCGATTTAGAATACTTGACGAAGATTACCATATAGATGGTATGAAGAAATATTGGTGGTTTAGTGCATTAACACGTGAAAAGATGATAGAACATATAGATTCACAGAGTGGTGTTGTCCACGGGGTTGGTAGTAACTTCATCGAAGGTGTAGGACAAGCCAAAATACCACCTTGGATGTGGGGTACATATTGTTTATCTGATAGCGGTGAAGAGGAATGAGCGAGAAAGATACACGCAAGCCAATAGCCATAATTGAGACAGAGGAATACGTCTTAGAAATATACGGTGATGAAGAATGAGTGATGATATCAAATGGCAATCACCCAGTATGGAAGGCAAGTGGAAAGACAACAAGGGTGTCTTGTACCTAAGAGGTATAGACTACTACGGTAAACAATGGGTTGACCTACGTATAATGAACATGAGTAATACACCACCTAACTTCACAAGACATGGGGTTAGGTTGACTGAACAACAAGTAGAAGAGTTAATACCGATACTAAGAGAACTGGTATCAAAGATGAAAGATGAGAGGGAAATGAATGAACGGAAAGAGAGCAGCGAGCGTAACACACGTTGAATACGAGATACTAAAACACGTTACTGAAAAGATTAATCTTCGTGATTTACGTAGCGTTATGGCTACGGATAAGGTAACGGAGGATAGGTTTGACAAGGGCGCAGCCAATGTAGTAGGGCTTATACAGAACATGATGAGTAGACGTACACACAAACTACCTAAGACACATGTTAGATATGAGGCGAAGAAATGAGGGCTGACCATAAACTTAGACAACGTGGTTGGCAACCAACAGTGATACATCTATCGAATGGTGATGGTAATACATATTGTCGTGCAAAAAATAGAACATGGCCTGACAACTTCATGAAAGATAGTGTAGCACGTACACTACCTAAATGCCCTGCTTGCTTAGAAGAACTAAGTAGACGTAAACTGTTAATTGTATCACATAGAGAACAAGCCCACATCAATACAGAGAAGCAAAAGCAAATCAGATTAGAGAGAAAAAGGGAAGAAGAATCTAACTCACCTCTGTATCTAGTAGACTATATAAATAAATTAAGTAAGAGTGGTTGATAATATGACTAAGGAAAATAATATTGACACGATGGATACTTTTGTTTTTACATCAGATAAAGTCCATGCCGACTTATACAGCGTCATAGTGGACTTGGACTTGATAATCAGGAGGCATTCAGGGCCACCTGCTGACAAATCAATAGAGCATCTGACTAACAACAAGGATGCATTTGAGAAAGATGCATTGAGATTGATATGGAGCATAGTCCATGCTAACCTAGATGTAGATACAATAGATGATGAATCACCACAGAAAGGGCAAGCAGGTCTGTTTCCTACAAGAGTAGGTAGACCTGACATCACACATCTAATGTGGCAGTTGAAGAACTACAACAAGAAAACTGAAAAGAAGTTTGCTGAATACTAAGGATTCAACCAATCAAGCGATTCGTTTAGTTGCCTTTGTTCGTTTGACATTAAATCTTTCATAGGTGCTATCACCCTTGGGTCACCTGTATTGTAAGCAGCGTCTACAATGGGTTTAGCATATTCTTCAAGCGTAGGTAGGTTACTTTGAAACTCCCTAGAGGCATCTAAAAACTCATCTGTATAATATGGCTTAGGCATGTGGCGAGTTTCTCCGCCTCTCATGTTGAACTGAGGGTCAATCACCTTCACCTTTCGATTATCATACTCAGGTATCTCCACTCCTTCATTTGGGAACTCAGCCCAGTTCTGAGGCTTAACATCCCACATCCTCAATCCCTGTGTGATAGGCATTTCTTGATACATTCTACTTCTTATATCCCTGTGTAATCCAATGTCATCCCAATCTACATTAGCCTCAAGTGGGTCGCCTCTTCTCTGTGTGAATGCAACAGCGTTTCTATTCTGAACATCTTGCTCTCTCATGCTAGGTGTGTCGTTCCATTGTAGTCGCTCACCCGTTTCTCTGTCTTGCATAAGAAAATCAGGTAGACCCTTCGGGGCAGCATGTAGTTCCTCCCTCTCGAAATACTCAGGGTACATCTCAGCAAGCCTGTCTAAGAGCATCGCATTTGCTATCCCCTCACCGCTTCCGAACTTGGACACATGAGGAACATCAGGGCTTTCGTATGCGGTTCTGTAAGTACCTGCTCCTATCTGTTCCTCCATGTCTTTAGGTACAAATGGTTTCATAGCCTTGAGTAACGCCCAAGCAATCTCAAACGCTTCACTCATGGTATACGGTAAGTGTGTTATGATTTAGTTATTCCTTAATACATAACGGAATAAACTTGGACTATATAAATAAATTAAGTAAACAAGGCTGATAAAAAATGAGGAACAGATTATTATGCCGTTGGTGTGGTGCTAAAGTACACTGGGGGCATGACAGAAAAAAGAAATGCGAGGAATGTAAATGAATTATGACGAACAAATAAGAGATGAAGTAGAGAGAGAAATAGAACTGTATGCTAGTATGATAGACATGTTACAAAATGGTGATGTGTCTATTGACTTTGAAAATAAGTTTAGCAAAAATAGAATACGAGATTTGAATGCGTATCTAGTCAATCATTACTATACAGCATACATTAGCAATGATGTGTTAGGGGTTGAATGAATGAGTAGTTATTACACTATTATGTTGAGATACACAACAGACTCAGGTGAACCTTGCAGTCCACCACCACACATAACTGACAGAATGGCTATGGCTGTGGATGTGCTACATGAGATGGGTTTTGGTATGGATGTAGTTTATGGACAATGTACAGACAAACTATTCAAGCAAGCAGAAAAGGAGATGAGTGAATGAATATATTTGTATTAGATAATGACCCTGTAAAGGCAGCACAAGCGATGGACTGTGTGAGAGTGCCGAAAATGGTCACTGAGTCAGCACAGATGATGGCATCAGCCTTGCGTAGACATGGTGCTACTGATGAGCAGATGCCTCTTACTAAATCAGGTAAGCCGTATCGTGGTGGTTACAAACATCACCCATGCACGATTTGGGCGGGAGATAGTCGTGCCAACTTTAATTGGTTGGCTCGTCACGCACAGGCATTACTCACCGAATACACAAATCGTTTTGACAAAATACATGCTTGTAGTGGGCCAATCCATATTATGTCCTGTAAAGACTACATCATCCCCGAAGGTGGATTGACACAGTTCGCATTGGCTATGCCTGATGAGTATAGACCTGAACCTATTGATGGTGAGATTGTATATCACGCCTACCCAAAGTTCGCAGTAGAAGCATACCGAGCCTACTACCACAGCAAAGCAGACAGTAAAGGCGGTGTGCATTACAGACACACAAGTCCTCCTAACTGGTGGATGGGGGCGACAGCATAATGGATTGGTTTGAGATATTATGTGGTGCATGTGCTATACTTACATCATTTCTTTTCTTTGTTGGTGTTTTGTTGGTATTTGAATTAAGAAAGTATATGGGTAAATGAAACCTTGACTATTTAAATAAATTAAGTAAGTGATGTTATGAAAAAAATTAGCGAAATGGATTGGACAGACGGCACAGGTGCATCTCTACAAAAGGTAGGAGGTATACTGAAAAAGGCTGAGAAGGAGAGGCATGATGCGAATGAGGATTACTTCTCTAACCCACGTATCCTAGTCATGGATTTGGATACAGGCTCATCGTTTGTCATTAGGACAAAGTACGAAGAGGGTGGTAAGACCAAGGGGTACGGATACAGAAGATGTTCTTCTGTCAGGCAACGTATAACCGCTAAGTTACCTACGAAGAAGATAATAGCGAGACTGGTTAGAATGGCTATACGTTCATTCGTACCTAAGGATGCTCCGTCAGAACAATACAGTGTAGTTGTACAGAAGGCGATAGAGGACATAGCAGCAGAGATAGCAGACGACAGTAAGTGGGAAGCATCTGATGATAAGTATGGTAGCGCAGTTACGGCAGCAGTATCAGACATACTAGGTCATACGTGGACTGATAGAGCAGGTGATTCTATCACATGTATAGAGGCTATACCTGCACCGTTCGTTGTGATGGATACAGAAGCAGTCAAGGAAATGGCAGAGAGAGTAGTGGTGGAATGAGTGAAAAAATGAATAGATATGAAGGATATGAAAAGAAAAACATTTTGCGATTGATAGACGAAAAGAGAAAGAACATTGTTCTTCTATTAGATGCAATATCAGGTTATGAAGAAGATATACAGATGCTTGAAGAGGAATTACAACGCTTGGAGAATAGTTGAATGACAGAGAAACAAGGCATCTGTATTGTTTGTAAAGAAGCGTTTACCTACGAAGTGAAACGTGGTAGACAACCTAAGTTGTGTGCATCTAAAGAATGTAGAAGTATACACAGAAAGACTGTACGTAAGCCAGCCACGCCAATAGTGAGGCGGAAGAAATGTGCTGGATGTGACACAATCATAGTCAAACATGGTAGGGGGCAAATCAAATGGTGCGAGCCTTGTAGGAAAGAAATAGCCAAGAAACAGAATAAGCGATACAGAGATGCGAATTACAAAACAGTAGTAAGAAAGCAAGGAAAGTGCATAGACTGTGGATGCGACTTAGGTGTCAAGACAGGTAGAGGCAATCCTAAGAAGAGATGCACTGAATGTCAAAAGATTAGAAGAAGAAAGCAAGCACGTGATTCAGCAAAGAGGTGTTACACAAATAAAGTAAGAACATACAAGTGTTTTGACTGTAATAAAACATTTGAACAACAGGGTAAGGGTAAATTGAGAAAGAAATGCCCTACTTGTTTAGCAACTACTGTACAACCTGAAGTTGTTATGAGTGAAGAAGCAAAGAAACTATGGAATGCGTTGGAGTGAGTTAAGATGAAAGGAGTAAGATACGAAAGAAGATGTACAAAAATAATGGAAGATGGTTATAGATGTGGTAAAATCTTTCACTCAAGTACAAGAGTGGATATACGCCTATGCGAAGAATGTACACGTGGGACTAATGCAGGTTTAGTAAGAAGCACTAACAAGTATGCTAAGGCTGGTAATGATAAGAAAATAAGAGATTTCGTAATTAATTTGATGACTACACATGAAAATGACAAAAAAATTATCACTGATTTAATCAAAGGAATAGAATCACTAGGTAATAGATTGGTACACTTGGAGACTAATACTGAAATAGCGGTGAATCTGAAACTTGAGAAAGATATTGAAAAACTAAAAAGACAAAATAAAGTCAATGAAAAGAAAATAGAATCTATGAGAAAACTAATTCACAATATGAAAAAAGCAAGGGATATATAAATAGGCATTGTGGCGCAAGCATAGAGGCGTACTGAGTGAAACAATTCCCTGATATCTTAGAAGGATACCAATTAGGTCTTCTCTTTGGTCTGACACCTGCACAGGCTAAACGTGCCATACAGATTTACGAGACGATTCGTTTAGATGCTCACTGGACTAATAAAAGAAATAATTACGCACTCATGGTTGATTGCCTGTACCTATTAGGTAAGAAGTACAAAACAGGTATTACTGCATTAAAAGTTGTAGACATTACTAAACAACAGAGAGGTTATGGTACACAACCCATGCCACATAAATGGCAAAACCAATACAAGGAGATGTTTGAGTAATGTACTCTGATATCGCATTAGTATGGGAACGTTGTCGCTTGGGTGACAAGAACCAGTTGTACACAATAGACTATGCTACACCAGAACAGTACTTGTTATTGTACGATTTTCTTTTTCCGAAAGAAACCTTAACAGAAAGAATCACACTTCTAAAAGTGGCTGATGAATTAAATACACCGATAGAGATACTTAGAGAGATTATGAATACGACAGCACCTATGTTGTTAGCCTCAGAGAGCAGTGGGTCGAATGCATCTGAATGGACTATTGAAGATGCACTATCTATCAGAGATAGTTACGTAAACGGACACAGTAAGTTTCTATCACTGTCAAAAAACATGAATGAAGTAGAGGCTAGAATGTTTTGGTATTCCGTAATGGGTTACAAACAACCTTTCAGTACACTGTTTTTCTTAAGATGTATAGGTAATAGAAAAGATATACCTGCTGACGTTGTGAATATGAGTAGAAGTTTTTTAACAGATAAAGAAATAATTATGGCTATGTTTCAAGACTCTAATAGATTACACAACCCGAAAGAATGGTACAAGAAACCTAACGCAGCGTTGAGAAAAAGAAAATACAAGGGTTGGAGTAAATACAAATCGATTGGGCTAGATGATTTCAACGGGGCTGTTTACCAAGAGATTCCAAACAACGGTGTCTGTACAGTCAGTTACGATGAAGAATCTATGATAGTCATCGAAAGAGCAGGTGATATAATTACAGACATAGCCTACGTCAATCATCCTGAACTGGGATTAAGAGAACGTCTAACTAAATATGCTAATGAACATGATGATGATATCGCTTGGCCTAACCCTATTCCTTCATGGAGTACTCTTGTTAAATCAGATAGCACAATAAGATTCCCAAACACAGGAGCATTCAACCCTGTTGAGTACAATGGATATGTGCTAGTAAAGAGCACCCATAAGCATAACTTGAGAATAAGTGGTTATCAAAATGACGAGGCACTGCAAATTAAGTTGGAAGCAATAGACGGGTTAGATGATTTTGTAGAAGTAGCAAATTGCGGAGTTTATATATTGTCAGAACGAGGGTCAGTGCTCTTTGAACTTGAAAGGATTCTTGGTTCTATAAATGAAGACAAAACAAAATGGATAGATATATCTGAGGATATTTGTATAGTAGCATCGGTATCTTCACCGTTTATGGATAGAAGAACAGGAATGTTATCTGACCCTGTTTTCTTAGGTATAGAACAAGACTTAGGAGTTAGAGACATAACACAGTACGTTGACTTAGTAGGTGTACAAAATGAATAGGATAGATAGAAGAGAAGAGTGGATGGGTTTAGGTATCATACTTACTGAATTAAGAATGAAGGTATGGGTAGAAAATAGAAACGATAGCAAATTAGGTATGAGAGTACAACGTAGAATAGGTTGGCGTACCTTATTTACCACTGGCACATTCATGCAACAACAATGTGTAAGTGTGTTCCTCAACACATTCGATATGGAATTAAAAGAATACTATTATGATAAAGATAGCATAAACAAATGGTTGTTTCTATTAGATAGGTTAGAGATATTATACAATATACGTTCAGGATTATCTGACCAAAGCGGATGGCATATGTTACGATGGGTTGTAGATAACCCTGTTCCTAAATCTTGGGACGAGTTCTTAGTTTGGGTAGAGTCGTATGACAATGAGAGTGAGATGGTTGAAGGACTATATAAATAAATTAAGTATTCCAAACCATGAAATTACTGGAAGCGTCTCGCCCCGAATTATTATCTGACTTAGCAGGTTTAGACACTTTAGTCAGGGATGCTGAGTTATGGAAGAACAAGGGTTACCCTCAGGCTTTACTGTTTGCTGGACCTGCTGGTACAGGTAAAACAAGTGCATCCTATGTAATAGCCAAGCATATGTTAGGTGAAAATTATGATGCGATTAATTTCATTGAATCTAATGCTAGTGATGACAGAGGTATCGATTTCATAAGAAATGGTTTGAAAACAGCGATGAGAAGCAAAGGTCTAGGTGTATCACGTAAGGTGATTCTACTTGATGAGGCAGATGGTCTAACACCTGCTGCACAAGATGCTATGCGTCAGTTGATTGAGAAGTATAGTAAGAATGCATTAATCATCATGACGTGTAATGAAATAGAGAAGATACGACCTGCAATACGCTCACGATGTAAGATATACAGATTCAAACCCTTGTCACCCGCACAGGGAGCACAGCGGTTGTACACATTGTTGCCACCAATGCACCAGCGTGATGTTGTATCTTATTCTTTATACAAACTTGTAGAACTTATGAATGGTGATTTACGTGCCTGTATAATGTTTCTTGACTCGATAGACATTGATGATATAGTAGACCGCGTAGACATGTTAGAAGCGTTGACTGAAGACAACTCAGCACAGTTAGCCTTAGAAGGTGACTGGTATAAATTACGAAGAAACCTTCATGGTCTTCTTGACACCGGACAAAGCCTACCGTCAGTACTGTATGGCTTCTACAAAAATATATACTCCCACTTTGAGGAAGATGATTCTTTAGATAACATATGGGACATAATGGCTGTATACGGTGACATTATGATACACAAGCACACATGGGCTGGCGATGACTACTCCTACCTAGATTACATGGTAGCAAAAATGAAAAAAGAAGTAAAAACGGAAGTGAAAAATAAATGAGTGAAGACGAAAAGAACCCCTTTAAACAGGAGAAAAAGAACGATGAATGGCCGGAAGAAGTGCTCAAGCGCTTGCAAATGCAAGCCGAGCGTACCGGAGAAAGTCTTGAGAAAGTAACAGAATCTTTCATCAAGCACGTAGCAGAGGTATACAACTGTGACGATTGGTCAGCAGAAGACGCTGATTTACTCGTAGATTGGAGTGAGAGTTTCTTTATCCAAGACAGGCGTACAACAGTAAGCGGTAGCGGTAGCAACCTATCTACATTCGTAGGTGAGTTTGTTGGTGTTGATATGAAACAAGCAGACCGTAGAGGTTGGTTTGTCAGAAATGCTACACAGAAATGGCAAGAGAATGCTAACGCAGCCTTATCTGATGGTGTTGTAGGACATTACATGAAAGAAGGCTCTTTTTGGCAAATAAATACAGCCAATGGAGTTGTAAGTACAGAAGAGTCTATCGAAGAAGCACCGTCATTAGGTTTCCGCGTAGGTAATGATTGGCTATGTCTACTGAGTAGAGCAGGTAAACCTTACCCACATACAAGCATGGGAAGATACTACTACTTCTTGGGTAACGAGAAAGCGCTATTCATAAACAACGGAGATATTAGGCTATGGAGAGTTGATTTAACAGACGACAATAGAAATCTATCAGTTAAGATAGGTGTACCATGCACCATACAAGTTAGACCTAACACGTCAACCAATGAAGAATACATGGACGTACTGGGTACTAATTTTAGTTTCTCAGACACCATAACATACACAGATGACTGGTTATCTCCAAAACTAAAACCACTACTAAAACCATTCAAATATTGGACTGACAGTGAAGTTGTAGATGATTTGTATGTACCTTTAGACGAACTACACGAAGCCTTTGAATCAAGAAAAAGAACATTCACAGGTAGAGATGGCAACTCAGGTTCAGCAGGGCCACTGATTATCACTAAGGGTTCTGTTTCTCGATTGAGCACAGAAGCACGTGAAAATGAATATGATGAGGATAAGAGAGGATATTCATTATCTCTTACATCATTAGCACTAGAAGCACAACATGGTAACGGTAACGGTAGCGAAGTTATGTGTTGGGTAGGTAGTGCATGTAATGACCTAACAAGCCCATTCACATTCACGGATGTAGATGGTGAAAAATGGGGATATGCAGAAAAGAGCACTGTGTTAGTGTTTGGACGCATAGGATTATCCGTAAGAGATGGGGAAGCATTACCCAACCTGAAAGTAATGGGTGTGTTTGCAAACAACAGACGTTCACGAAGGAGAGTTGGCGGTGGAGACACGGGGTCAAATCAGTTTGAGTGAGGTGAAAATATGACAGAAAAGAAAAGAACAAAGAAAGAATTGGAAGAAGAACTAGAGACAGCAGTATCGAATAATGCTATTCTGGTAGAGCAATACAATACGCTCTATACAGAGGCTATGCAGGTACAAAAAATCGCAGGTGATAGATTAGTTAATCTTAGACTGTTAGAAGCATTTGCAAATGAAGTTAATGCATCGTTTAACAAACTACGTAACGACATAGCAGAAGTTAACAGGGCTAACACAGAAGCAGAATCGGTGGAAGAGGAAAAGTGAAACTATGGCTGGATTTGGAGCAACAAAAGAGAAAGAGTTGGCAGCGGAGGCAGAGGCAGAGAAAGCCTCTACCCCTGCTACCAAAAGGGTTGATTCTGACCCTTACTCTAACCTAAGGGCTGAGTTTGAGCAACTAAACAAGCATGGCCCAAAGACACACATTTTCATGGCTCTAGTAGGCCATGAGAATACAGGTAAGACAGGTATAGTATTCGATGCTTTTCAAAAGTACTGTAATACTGGTGGGGATAAAATACTAGCAGTAATCGATTTCGATGGTGGAGGTGCTGCTAGTAAGTCAGCCTTCTATGCAGAGAATGAACAAATCAGATGCTGGGAGCCTTGGGTAATGGGCAAGGGTGACCGTACTGCTTATGATTATCCTTCTACACATGACCGTGTGATGTCTATCATGCAGTTCTTACTTAGCGAAAACGAGACAATATGGGGTGTTCACATAACGGGCATCGATTTATGGGATAGCGTATGTACTAATAATATGAGAATTGTCGATTTGGGATTAGCGAAAGACGGTATTGAAGCAGCAGACAACCGTGGAGCAGGTTCAGGTCAACGTGTACAGATGCAGTTTGACTGGGCTATACGAACTACTAGGTTTCATCAGTTGACTGCTATGTCACGTGCCTTAGTAAAGAAGGGTGTACGCGTCTTTTGGGAGACTCATCTAAAGGTAACTAACTATGCTATGGGTGGTAATGAGGCTAACGCTACATGGAAACCAGCATGGGAAAAGGCAAGTAACAACTACATGTTCCAAATCGTTCTTTGTGAAAGAAACGATACACTGGGTGAAAACGGAGAAGTCATACGCTCTGATTTCACAGCCACATTTGAGAAGTCTAAGACTAACGCTGCCCTACAAGGTCAGAGAAGTACAATACTAATCACGGAACAGGGTAGAAACCCTAACTGGATTGGGTTACCTGAAATGGATAAACTGTGATACATATGGCTTCCATCACGTTAGACAAGAAAGAATGGTTGAAACACTTAGGACAGTTCGGAGAATCTGTAAATGATTTGAAGTTGATACTTACAGAATCTAAGTTGTCATACTCAGTGGGATTTCAGACACACTATCTGTCTGTTACACAAACTTATCCACAGTCTGTCAAAAAGGCTGGTGATATATACATATCTAGTCTAGACAAGGTGTGTGCATTCTTGAAGAAATGTGAGGGGCTTGTGACATTGAAACAAATGGTTAACGGAAAGACACTTTACATCAGTAGTGGTAATTTCAAAATGCAATTACCTGTAACCGATTGTAAAAGCACACAGATGATTCCCACATACGAGAGGCTAGTAAAGAAAGCAGAGAAGAGTATGTGGGAGTCATTTGGTCAAGATGATTACACATTACATGGTAAAGTGGAGATGAAGGAAATACTCAAGTTAGCATCGTTGAAGCGTTTGATGGATAAGAATGCTGACTTTGTTATAGTAGCCAATGCAGATAGTGAAGAGTTATCGGTATCAGCAGGTAAACAACATACAGTAAAACTGTTTGCTAGTAGTAAGTTGATAGATGTAGAAGGGCCAAAGCATTCACTAACGTCTAACTATGGCCCATGGTTACTACCTTGCCTGTCTCTAGTGGATAACACATTAGAATCTACAATACACTTTGGTATGGCTACTGGGTTAGTTGTACAGCAATCGACTGATGCATGTGAAAGATTATTGATAATTATTGACCAAGAGGAATAATCATGATTATTGATTATTTTTATCCTCATGGTTGGGACGATGTAGGGTATCCAAGTATCTACGTAAGAACTAGGACAGAAGAAGGTGGTCTGTATACGAAGATAATCGCACCTAATGATGAGGGGTATATTCCTCCACACTGTTGGGTAGCAAGTAATACGCATCCTATGAAACTGAGTCGGATAGTTGCTAGGTATCCGGGTGTAGTGATACGTGATACTATTACTGCTGAGGGTAATGATGGTATGCCACTTATGAGATTAGATACACCTAATCCACAGGTGTTGTATGACATAAAGAATGAACTACGCACATACGAGGCTGATACACCTTATGAAGACCAAATTATGTTTCATATGTTTCCTGACGTAGACAAGATACCTGCTTTTGCGCCTAGAATATGGTACTTTGATGCAGAATGGCAACCCAATGAACCGCATGAAGGTGCTACCACTATGATTTCAGTTGATGATACTCATGCTGAACTCCCAGTAATATTTGCATGGAAGGAAGGACAAGTTGGTCATTCAATTGATTTCATCGACAGAGAAGGCGGCTACATGTTATACATGTATGAAAATGAGGACGACATGCATAGCGGTTTCATAAATCATCTAGAAGTGTGTGACCCTGACATGCTTATCGCTCACGCTATGATGTGGGCTGACCTTCCTCAGTTTATGAGGAGAATAAAGAACCCTAACAGATTAAGTCCAATTAACCAAGTTATCAAACCTAGAAAGAACGTGGGTTACAGAGATACACAGCAACCCATACTAGGCCGTCTATGTTTTGATACTGCACTACCATGGAAAACAGGTAGTGGATTAGAATCAGTTTGGCAGAAGAGTGGTAAAGGACAATTTAGAAGTAGGAAACTAGCAAGCATCGCAGAAGAACTGAATCTCACAGATGAACATGGTGAGCAAGGTGCTAAGATGGATGCTGATGTACGCACGTGGTGGGTAGAGAACTTTGATGAGTTTGTTGATTACTGTGTGCGAGATACAACACTGTTGAGGAAATGTACAGAAAAAGTAAGTGCTATTCCTTTTCACATAGCCATGCAGAAAGCGCATGGTGTACAATTCAAGAGTACGCACAATGTTACTAATTATCTAAGAGGACAATTTAACAGACGTACTCCACTAAAGGGTGTGACTTTGTTTAACAGACAAAGAGAAGACCTAACGGCTGCTACGGTAGCCCCGACAATAGCAGGTAGGCATAGAGGCGTAGCCTGTCTAGATTTTGCCTCTATGTACCCTGCTATCATAACAGGTGCTAACCTTTGTGTAACCACTAAAGAAAGACACGCTGGTGATAATGTCAGAACGGTGGGTAACGGTACTCACTGGGCAAGAGAGCGTAAGGGTATACTCCCATCTATCGTAGAGGATATGATGGACTTAAGAAAGGAATACAAAAAGAAAATGAAAAACGCTGAGACAGAAGAAGAAGCATTTCAGTATGACATGTTACAGACTGCTGTGAAAGTCGCAACTAACGCAATGTATGGGTATGTATCGCAAAGAAAAGTTGGTGGTGGTTGGATTGATGCTGATATAGGCTCTACAATCACATATTATGGTAGACAATGTATTGATACTTTATTGTTAGAAAGTGAGAAACAAGGATACAGAGCACTTGCTGGGCACACAGATTCGGGTTACATACAAGTACCATTTGATGAAACAGATGCACTCGTTGAACATCTAAACAATACAATACGTAAGAAACTAGACTTACCCAATATGGACGTTGAGTTTGAGGCTTACTTTGATTACTGGACTACTGCTGATGTAAAGAATAGAAACTTTGGCATTATCACATGGCCTGAATCTAAGAAAGGTACACTCAAGGTGACTGGTTTTGGATACAAATCATCTAATGCATCTCCGTTGACTAAATTAGTACATGGAACTATATTCAACTTAGTAGGTACAGGTGCAGAAGAAGATGAAGTAAACGCTGCTATCAGACCAATCTCCCTCAAGACATTGAAAGGTGAACTATCAATAGATGAAGTAGCACCTTATGGTAGAATAGGCAAAGAAAAGTATGCCAACGTCCCACCTATGTCAGTAAGGGGTGCATACTACTACAATGACCATCTAGACCCAATAGACCCGTTTAGAACGGGAGATAGCGTAAGATGGGTATATGTTGCCGGTACACCCGATGGTTTACCTAATACAAATGTTATAGGTTTTAGAAGGCCGGAAGAGATTGATGGGTTTTTAGTAGACTATTCTCTCTGTGTTGAGAAGTTTATACGTGCAAAAATAAAGAGATTATACGATGTACTAGAATGGAATCTAGATGAAGCATCGGGGGCTAAAAGACCGAAGAAACATTGGTGATTAAAATGAGTAAGATAGAAGATATAGTGATAGAAAAAATAACTGCAAGGGCCAAAGTAGGTAAGAGAAAATATAACACTACTATGGAAAGAAAAGACTTGACTCGAAAGGCGTGGTTAATCCATGCACAGGAAGAGGCTTTGGACCTAGCAATTTATTTACAAAAATGTATAATGTTGGAGGAAGAATAATGCGAGGTCAAAGAATTGCTACTCATCCTAGAAGAGATATCTGTTGGTGGTGCGGTGGTAAATTAATTTGGCAGAGTGACTTCGACAAGGAAGATGTCTATGGTGAAGGCAAGGGTTTAGTGACATACTTACAATGTTCAGAATGCAACGCATCAGTTGAGTATATTTCACAGGAGGAAGAATAGATGACTAGGTTTCAGATAGTAAAATGCTTTTGTGGATGGCAAGGCGAGAAGGGTGTCTATATGATGAAAGGTATACCTACTTGCCCTAACTGCCAAAGAGCACTTTCAACATTGAAATGTGAGGGGTGTGGTGAATGAGTAAGTTCATGAAGTTCAATCCAAATGAAACAGCATTCTTTGAAAATGCTGAATATCACGATAGTGATTTGTTAAAATCATACAACAACAGCACGTATGCTTGGCAACCGGGTACAGATAAAGTCTTGAGAATAAGCAAGTCTTCCTTAGGTACGTACACGTTTTGCCCTTATCAATACAAATTGAGTTACATACATCGTATGCCTAGTATAGAGACAGAGGCTATGGTCAAGGGAACTAATATTCATGCAATAGTAGAATATTTTTGGGATAATGTAGACGAAGTGTTAGATGAAGTTTTGATACTTATAGAAGAGAATAAAGATTTACAGGCTAAAGCAAAATTAAAGTCGGTCATACCAGCACCCCCTGAACCATATAGACTTGGAGAAGAAGAAGTAATAGACAAATGGTTAGAGTGGCAATACAACAGACTAGTTATTACAGAAGGTGTCAACTGGAAAGCGGTTGGTAATGAGGTATCATTCCACGCTAGGATGGACATAGACATAGACGATACACCAGTACCAGTGCATCTACGTGGGTTTATCGATAGTATATTTTCTGATGGTGAGGGTGGTTTCGTATTGATGGAATTAAAGACCGGAAAGTGGAATCTTAAGAAAGCCAAATACATGAGAGAAGAAATGCAATTTTATAGACTAGCATTGGAACAAGGACAGTTCAGTAAGTATTTACCTGTCTCACATTGGGCATGGGAGTTTCCTAACGGTCATACAAATAACGGTGTCAAGGCAGAGTGGGAGATAGAAGAGATAGGTACACGTAAAACTAGTTACGCGCCACGAACCGTAATGAACAATATCAAAAAACTAGTCAGGTCACATATAGAAGATGACTTTGAACCAAAACCATTTGCTTCAAAATGCGAATGGTGCGATTTCATGGAATTATGTCCAGCATGGGGTGGGGGTATTGAAAATGAATAAAGAAGAAATAAAGGTGAGAAAAATGATGGAACAAACTGAAAGAATGCTTAAAGAAAGAATGAAAGAAATTGATGACACTTTAGTTGTTAATTTAGAAAGTGGTTTACTTGGATATAGGTATGACCATAGAGTAACCCTATCCAAGCAAATGACGCTAGATAGTTACACAGATGGAGTTGAAGATTACTTCTATGTATTGGATGTAGTATTGAACCCTAGAGTGTTTATCGAGTACGATGAGAAACAAGTGGTGTCTGAATTAATTAAAGAATATCAACACAAGAAAGAAAAATACTTCAAGTGATTTTATGCCGTTTATAGAACTTGATTTTCCAAGAGAAGTATTGGAGATAAGTTCAGGTGGAAAACACGGTGGAAGGTATCTTGTTAAAAATTGGGGAGAACTAGAAAGATACTGGAAGGGTAAGAACGGTAGTGGTAATGCTTACTTTACTGCTTATGGTTATAGGCGTACCCAAGCACCTAAACACCATAGGGCTGAGTATAACACTGCGATAGTAAGACACTTTGTTATGGATTTCGATTGTAAGGATTTTCGCAACAGAGGAGCAGAAGTGGAGTTTTCAGTAATGCAACAACAAGTTAGGAGGTTGCATGAACATTTACTACTCAATGACTATCATCACTTCATTTGGTTTAGTGGTGGTGGGTATCACATATGGGTTCCGTTCTCAGAGCCTTTTCTCCCAACAGATGGGTTAGAGGTAACTAGAATAAAA